GAGCCTACATATGAAGCCCACTCTCTCCTACCCCTACGTGGAGAACCGAAGCCGGAAGATGCAGCCGTACTTCGGCCGGCCCCGCAACGAGGCCAAGGCCGCTGAACTGACTGTTCCGGAAACTCCCGAGGGGCTCGCCGAGTTCATCGCCGATCCAAAGAACTGGGAGCAGCTCCAGAAGGCTGAGCCTCAAGCCCGACTTGACTGGTTCGCCCAGTACAACAAGTCGGTCAACAAGGGCGAGGCTCTATCGAAGCAGATCGCCGAGCAGACCACGGCTACGGTCACTGAGTTCTTGAAGGATCACGGTGTCACCGACCGGCCCGACTTCTCCGAGCTGGCGAATGAGATCGTCACCAAGATGGGTCCCACCGCGGCCAAGCACCCTAACCCTCTCTACAACCCGAAGGCAATGGGCGCTTCGATCGACCACGAGTTCGAGAACTCCGCCGACTACTTCACGACCATCTGGCACAACACCGACCGCACCCCAGAGGTCGCGGCGAAGCTGACCCGCATCCGCAACGCGTTCAGCTCCAACGTGCCTTCGGAAGGTGGGTTCCTCATCCCCGAGAACCTCCGCTCCGAACTGCTCCGGGTAGCCCTCGAGACCTCGATCGTCCGTCCCCGGGCTCGGGTGGTTCCGATGGAATCCCTTCGGGTGCCGTTCCCGGCCATCGACTCGACCTCGAACGTGTCAAGCGTTCATGGTGGAGTGATCGGATATTGGACCGAAGAGGCCGGCGCGCTTACCGAGTCTGCGGCGTCGTTTGGTCGGATCGTCCTCGAAGCGAAGAAGCTGACCGCCTACACCGAAGTGCCGAACGAGCTTGTCTCCGATTCTGCCATTTCCTTCCAGGCGTTCATCGATGACATCTTCCCCGAGGCCCTGGCCTTCTACGAGGACATCGCGTTCTTCACCGGCAACGGCACCGGGGAACCCCTCGGGTTCTTGAACGGCTCCGCCGAGATCCAGGTAGCCAAGGAGAGCGGCCAATTGGCCGACACCATCGTCTGGGAGAACATCGTCAAGATGTACTCACGGATGCTCCCCTCGAGCTTGGGCCGGGCAGTGTGGATCGCTTCGATCAACACCTTCCCCGAACTCGCCACGATGGCCTTGTCGGTCGGTACAGGAGGCTCGGCGATCTGGCTCAACAACGGCGCCGAAGGGCCCCCGATGACGATCCTGGGACGCCCGGTGATCTTCACCGAGAAGGCCCCTGTCCTTGGCGATGCTGGCGACATCAACTTTGTCGACTTCGGGTTCTACTTGATCGGCGACCGTCAGGTGATGACCGCCAACAGCTCGGAGCACTTCAAGTTCCAGAACGACAAGACCGCATACCGGATCATCGAGCGTGTCGACGGACGGCCGTGGCTCAACTCGGCGATCACCCCACAGAACGGCGGCGACACCCTGTCACCGTTCGTGCAGATCGCAGCCCGCGCATAAGCAAGGCCAGCACCAAACCCCTGGCCCCAACATAAGGAGGACAAGAGATGGATGGACTAGGACGACTTTTCAACGTAGTGCCCAAAGCCTCGGGGATAGATATTCCCCTCAAGGCGGGTACCGCGGTCACCTTCGTCATCTACGAGGACGGCGGCGACACCCAGGCCACGGTCCAAGAAGGCATCGACGGCGCGTCCAACCAGGACCTCGATGTGGTGGACACTCTCTACTACGGCTCTGGTGTCGGTGGCGTGTGGGGCAAGGCAACCATCGCTACTCCCCTGGCGCTGATCCAGAAGAAGGATCACGGCCTCGGCGATGACACCGTCACATCAGACGCCGCGGTCATCTGTGTCGACGCTGCCGAATTGTCGGCGGGCTACAACACGGTGCAATGCACGGTGGACGCTGGAGAGTGCATCGCCATCCTGCACGATCTGACCGTGCAGCGTGCCCCCGAGAATCTGGCTGCTCTGGTATGAGCCAGTACCTAAAGCACGCTTCGACCCGGCTGGTAACCCAGGGAGTCCGAACCAAGAAGACCCTGGCTGGAGTGACCAATGCCACCCAAGCGCTGTTCACAGTGACCGGCGTGGTCATTATCCAGGGGATCGTCGGGTTCGTGACCACGGCAATGGACGGGACTACCACGTCGATCAACATCAACCACGATCCGACCATCGGCAGCGCAGTGAACCTATGCGCGGCGACTGTTGTCACGTCCGACGTGGCGGGCACCGTCTACGGCTATCTGGGCGACGCGATCACCACGCTCCTTGTCTCGTCGGGGACAACCGCCCCGAACGAGGCGATAGCCCCTATGCCGAATAGCAAGCAGGTGCTCACTCCCGGAGTGATCGGACTGGTCGGTACCGCCGCCGACGCTGGCGTCGTCGACTGGTATTGCCTGTGGACTCCCCTCTCTGACGATGGGCTAGTCGTCGCGGCATGAGCCACATGCTGGATCAGCGTGGGGTAGCGACCATCTCGGGGTACGCCCTGGGCAACGCTGCCGCCGGCGGGATCGGCCAAGGTCGACAGGTCAGTCTTGCCACAGCTCTCCCCCCCGCTGACGGGGTGTCACGGGACATCTTTTCCATCGATGGAGGGCGGGTGCTCATTACTGGTCTGCTCGGAGAGGTGACAGTGGCGATCCCAGCCGCGTCGATCGACTTCGACCTGGCCTTCGACCCTGACAACGCCGGCACCAACGTCGCTCTCGCTACCGCGCTGGTCTGCGACTCGGACGCCGCGGGCACCTACTACACCCTGAACGACACCTTCGGCGGGGCGCTGGTCACGTCAACCGCCAACGTCCTGCTGAACGCCATCCTCGAAGAGCCTTTCGCTCTCGGTGAAGGAGACATCGTGTGGACTACGACCGGCGCCGGACTGATCGGCACCACTGCCCGGGTGAAGTGGGATCTCTGGTATGTACCCCTCGACGTGGGCGCGGTGGTGACATGACCCCCAAGATCACCGTCCACGGAGGCCCCTCCTACCCAATTGGAATCATCCCGCCTGGGCCTGAGGTCGTACCGGTTCCCCCCTCTCCGGTACGACCTCCCTCCAAAGCACCCAAGGCCGAGTGGGAGGCGTACGCGTCGAGTCTCGGCGTGAACGTCGAAGGGCTCAGCAAGCCGAAGATCATCAAAGCGGTTGATAGTCTGAGACTATGAGCTGGGAAGAACTTACGGCGATCCTCGACGAGCGCCGCGAGGAGGCAACCCGCAACGACCCGCCGGTAGCCTGTCCCAACGACGGCGAGCCTCTCCTGGTCGGCCCTGACGGACAACTGTTCTGCCCCTTCGATTTCTGGAGGCCAGGTGCCTAAGGGGATATACGAGAGCGACACGCGCGGGCGCTATGAGCGCAGCGACGAGCACCGGCAGATGGTGTCAGAGAAGTACCGAGCGCGCAGTCACGGTATGGTTGGGACCGGGATCTACACATCGTGGTACGCCATGAAGCGTCGAGTCAAGTCACCTCAGCCGAAGGACGAGCCCTATTACGCCGGCGTGAGCATGGACCCGCGGTGGGAGTTATTTGAGTGGTTCTATGCGGATATGGGCGATAGACCAAAAGGGAAGACGCTAGATCGTATCGACCCCGACTTGGGGTACTGGCCAGATAATTGTTGCTGGGCGACTCACAGTGAGCAGCGCTTGAACCAACGTCGGTCTAAGCGTCCGTGACCTTCGAGCGGCCACCGGGACCGGTCACTCTTCCTCTCGACGTGAGACGGGGGATGCTCGATGTTGTTGCTGCGGTCATCCCCGCTCCTGTGCTCAAGGGTGGTAACACCGGCCAGGTGCTCGCCAAGCTGTCATCTGCTGATTCTGATGTGGCCTGGGTAGATCAGACCGGCGGAGGAGAACCCGGGCCGGAGGGACCAGAAGGACCTCAAGGCCCGCAGGGAGAGGCAGGGGCTACGGGGGCCACAGGAGCAACGGGGCCGCAGGGGGCCACAGGAGCCACTGGTACCCAAGGACCTCAAGGTGACACAGGAGCTACTGGTGCGCAGGGTGCTACCGGAACAACGGGCGCTACCGGTCCAGAGGGACCGCAAGGCGACCCCGGTCAGGGAGTGCCCGCGGGTGGAGCTGACGAGCGCTGCTGTCTCTACCTCTCCCGTCGTCCACCGCGGGTGAGACCGGAGGCGAGAAGTCAGTCACCCTGACCGAAGCCCAAATGCCGGCCCACGTCCACCAACAGCGGAGCCCTACCTCCAGCTCTGGCGGACAGGGAAACTTCGCCTTCGACACCAACTCGTCGGGAGACTCGGCAGACCAGAACGACACCGCCTCGGCCGGCAGCGGACAGGCCCACAACAACCTCCCGCCCTACATCGTGGTGTACGTCTGGCAACGGACCGCTTAAATCGCGCCCCGGTGTTGTAAGATTCTGGAAGCCTCCTAGAAAGCGAGAGGATGACAGAGCCGTTCTATGCGACGGTTGAGCAGCTACAGGCTGCGACCGACATCAAGTCCACGTCCAATGAGACCGACCGGCTCCGCCGCCTTCTCGACTCGGCATCCCGCAAAGTAGAGCAACGCTGCCACCGCCACTTCTACCCACTCACCGCGGCCTACACCTTCGAGCCGGACGGGTTCGTCGACACCGAGTTCAGAGAGTGGACGTTCTGGCTCGAGAAGGATCTGCTGTCCGTTACCTCGATCACCAGCGACGGCACCGCGGTCACCGACTACACCCTCCAACCCGCCCGCCACGGCCCCCCTTACGACCGCATCCTCATCGACTCGGGGTCGGTGTTCGTCATCACCGGAGACTGGGGCTACTCCAACGACACAACTCCCGCCGGGGCTCTAGCCGAAGCTCTTGACGCCTCGGAGACCGGAGTGGACGTGACCGACTCCTCCCTGGCCGGGATCGGGGACTTGCTGATCTGCGAGTCCGAGAAGATGGTGGTGACTCACAAGACCCTCCTCGACACCACAGCCAACCTCGCCGCCGACCTGACCGCGGTGGTGTCAGACAATGAGGTGACGGTCAACACCGGATCCCTGGTCAAGGCCGGCGAAGTCATAACCATCGACGCTGAACGGATGAAGGTCCTGTCAATATCTGGAAACGACCTTCAAGTAGTCCGCGCCTTCGACGGGTCGACTCTCGCCGCTCACACCGGCACACTCGACGTCTACGCGCCGCGGACATTGACAGTGGAGCGCGGGGCAGCCGGATCCACCGCGGCTACCCACTCTGACACGACGGTCCTCACCCGCAACGTCGCCCCCGCGGTGGTGAGTGAGGCCACCATCGCCGAAGCTCTGGTCGCGTACGCTCAGGAGACTTCGGCTTACGCCCGCGTGGTCGGGTCGGGAGAGAACCAACGGGAGTCGGGTGGGGTGGGTCTCGAGGCTGCCCGCAAGGAACTGACGCGATACCGTCGAGTACGAATGGCTTCAATATGATCTCTGCCATCACTCGCGGTCCACTGTTCGACGGGAAAGCCGCCGGGATCCTCGATCGGCTCGAGTCCGACCTGACCGAGACCGTCGCCGACAAGACCGTCACCGAAGTCACCCACCGGCTCGGGGAGAACTTGAAGAACCCGACCGGCCATTACGTGTCCCGCCTCCAAACAGAACGCGCCGGAGAGGACCGCCTGGTGACAGACGGCGGAGTGGTGTACGGGCCGTGGCTGGCCGGAGTCTCCTCACGCAACCAGACCTCACGGTTCAAGGGTTACACCCACTGGCGCCGCGCTGCCCAGTCAGCACAGGGCAAGGTCGACACCTGGACTCGGACCGTGGTCGATCGCCGGTTGAGGGAGCTGGGATGAACGTTCAGACCCTATTCGACAACATGCAATCCCACGCTCTCGCCTCGGCCCGGTTCGCATCAGTGAACACCCACGAACCCAAGTCAGCGCCGGGCACTCACCATGCAGCGCTCTGGGTGCAGTCGGTATCCCCAGTCCAAGCCTCAGGTCTCAACTCGACTTCGGGACGGGTGGAATTCAGGTTGAGGATCTACAACAACATGCTCTCAGAACCGATGGACGCCATCGACCCGGACATTCTCACCGCTACCGACGAACTGCTCACCGCCTACTCGGGCGACTTCTCTCTCAACGGCTCGGTACGCAAGGTGGATCTGCTGGGCGCGTTCGGGACTCCACTCTCCGCGCAGGCCGGCTACATCAACCAGGACGGCAAGCTGCTGCGTGTCATGGACATCACCATCCCTCTCATCGTCAACGACGTTTGGAGTCAAGCCGAATGACCGTGAAGAAAACAACCAAGAAGTCCGCCGCCAAGAAGAAGCCACCCAAGAAGGAGCTATGCCTCCAATGCGGACGGGTGGCCGACCACAATCACAGGGGTAACTGATGGGCAAGATGTCCGGGCTCGGCGACAACCTCTACGTGAGCCAATACGACCTCTCGGGCGACACCGGGAGTCTCGGTGCGATCGCCGGCGGCCCCTCGCCCCTCGAAGTCCCCGGGATCGATAAGTACGCGATGGAGCGCATCTCGGGCCAGGTAGACGGCCGGATCGAATGGGAGACCTACTTCAACCCCGCCGCTGCTGCTGCGCACGCCGCCCTCTCCCCATTGCCCACTACTGACCGGATCGTCTCGTACTTCCGGGGCACCACCCTGGCTAACCCGGTAGCGTCGATGGTCGGCAAGCAGATCAACTACGACGGCACCCGCGCCTCAGACGGCGGGTTGACGTTCGGAGTTCAAGCCCTTGCCAACGGGTTCGGAATCGAATGGGGCACCCAGCACACCGCGGGCCAACGGACCGACGCCTCCGCTACCTCTCCTTCGACGGGAGTAGACGGGTTGGCCGAAACCGACTTCGGTCTCCAGGCTTACCTCCACGTGTTTTCGCTCGGCTCAGGCACCCCCACAATCAAACTCCAAGAGTCGACCGCGGTGGACGGCACCGCCGACGCCTTCGCCGACGTGACCGGAGGAGCGTTCACCTTGCAGGCGGTAGGAAGCGAGAGGATCGCCACCGCGCGGGACCAGACCATCGAACGGTACCTCCGGGTGATCACCACCGGCACCTTCACCAACCTGGTGTTCGCCGTGAACGTGGTGAGAAACGAAGCGACCAGGAACTTCTGATGGTGAACCGCATCACCCCCAAGCTCGCTGTAACCCAGGTGAAGTCGTATGTCATCTCCTCACCGAAAGGCACTCACTACCGCACCGCGCGCTGTGACGAGGTGGACTGCAAAGCCCAGGCCCGAGGGTGGGAGACGTTCGTAGACGAATCCACTTCTCTCGGGCAACGTCAAGCCCACTACATTCGCAAGCAGTCGGGCCGGGCGTTCAGGGAGTTCCGCAACGAATTCGGGATCACCGTGTTCGCGTTCCCATCAGGACAATCATGTTTCAAAGTCCACGAGGTGAGACTCGACCGGCCGGAGTTCTTCATCGCTCGGGATGGGGACTGGCGGGGCAATCCCACCGGCCGGCGGAGACTGCACGACCAGCCCGAACACTGGGTCGAAGATTTCGCATCACATCAGGAAGGGCTCATCCGAGCCACGAGATAAGGAGATAGGAAATGGCGAAAGAAGCTGGGCTGGCATGGACAGCCCTAGACGTAGACGACGCAGGTAGCACCGCGCAGGATCTCAGGGAGGACGTTTCAGACTTCTCGTTCTCCACTCCGATCAACGTGGCCGAAGTCACGGGGATCGACAAGAGCGCGGTGGAACGGCTGCTCCTATTGCGTGACTTCTCGATCACCCTGAACGGGACGTTCGACGATGACACGGCAGATTCGGTGCATGATGTGTTCGCCGACATCATGGCTGCGGCCGCGACCTCGCGGACGACATCGATCACGGTGTCGGCACAGATCATGACCGGACTCGAAGTCCTCTACACCGACTACGCCCTCACCCGCGGAAGCGACGGACAGCTCACGTTCACCGTTCCCGGTGTGCTGGCTAACGGGACCATCCCTGCCTGGACGACATGAAAATAACCATCGTCAGAGATGGCCTGGAGTCGCTGGTCGACATCGACCTAGACCCGCGCAACTTCACCATGCGTGAACTCGTCCGCCTAGAGGAGGAGTTGGGTGGGGAGGCTACGGAGCGGTTTATGAGTGGCGATGTTGTGTTGCGGCCAACATTGATCCGCGCGGTGATCTGGGCGAAACTACTCAATGTTGCTCCCGATATCTCCCTAGAACAGTTCGATGTTGATCTGGGCGAACTCGAAGCATGGGTGGAGGAAGCAGCCAAGGGTGGCTTGCCGCTTCCCCAATCGGTGGACGGTGAAACCGAGGAGGTCATCGTGGGAAAAGCGGACGAGGATACGTAAGGGATCGTGTCCTCGAAATGCTTCCCACCCTCTCCTACCATTTCAGCCTCAAACCCGCCGACGTGTGGGAGCTGTCTAAAGATGAGGTAGAGGTTTACCTCAAGGCTGCCGAGGAGTTGAGCCGTGGCGAATGATGTCATCATCAAGGTTGCCACCGAAGGCATCAAGAAAGCCAAAGGCGACCTCGACGAGATAGGCGGCGCGGCACAGGGCCTGTCGGGGAAGATGAGTTCGGTCGGCCGGGGGATGACTCTTGGTGTCACCGCGCCCATCGTCGCTGGGGCAACCCTGGCGGTGCAGGCGTTGGGTCGGATCGAAACCATAGGCGCTCAGACCGACGCTGCGATCAAGTCGACAGGGGGAGTGGCGAACGTCACTCGTCAGGACATCGATGGGATGGCGGACAGTCTCGAGAAGTTGACGTCGATCGAAGCCGAGACGATCACCGAAGGTCAGAACATGCTGCTGACTTTCACCAAGGTCCGCAACGAAGTCGGCAAGGGCAACGACATCTTCGACCAGGGGACCAAGGCGGCATTGGATATGAGCGTTGCCCTCGGTACGGATATGAGCTCGGCGTCGATGCTGGTCGGCAAGGCCCTGAACGATCCGATCAAAGGACTCACCGCCCTATCGCGTTCGGGCATCCAGTTCACCAAAGAACAGAAGGAGATGATCACCGGGATGGTGGAGGCGGGCGACACTATGGGCGCCCAGAAGATCATCCTCGGAGAATTGACCACGCAGTTCGGAGGATCAGCCGAAGCTCTTGGAGACACGATGACCGGCAAGATCGACAAGATGAAGAACGCCTTCGGGGAGGTCTCCGAAACCCTCGCCTCGGCGCTGTTGCCGGTGCTTCAATCCCTCACTGCCTGGTTGCAGAAGGTGGCCGACTGGTTCAACAGTCTCTCCCCCGCCGCGCAGAAGACCATCGGTGTCCTAATCGCAGTCGCTGCCGCGGTGGGCCCGGTGCTGATCGTCGGGGCAAAGTTGGTGAGCGCGTTCGGGACGATCATGAAAGCGTTCAAGGCACTCCAGTTGTTGATGATGGCGAACCCGTGGGTTCTCCTCATCGCCGCGGTGGTTGCTCTCGTGATTCTGATCGTTGCCAACTGGGACAAGATCCTCGCGTTCTTGAAGAAGGCGTGGGATTGGATCAAGGGTGCCGCCGCCGCGGTGGGCAACTTCATCAAGGACGCCTTCAAGAAGGCGGTCGACTTCCTCGTCGGGCTATTCCTCAACTTCACTCCCCTCGGGCTGATCATCAAACACTTCGACAAGATCAAAGCCGTCGCGACGGGGGTGAAGGATTGGATTGTCAACGCGTTCACCGCGGTCATCGACTTCTTCAAAGAGCTGCCAGGCAAGATCACCAACGCGGTCGGGAACTGGCTGGACGGGTTGAAGACCGGATTCAAGAATGCGATCAACTGGATAATCGGCAAGTGGAACGACTTCAAGATCCAGATCCAACTCCCGTCGATTCTGGGTGGGGGGAAGATCTCGATCGAGACTCCGAACATTCCTAAGTTCCATTCGGGGACCAGCTTCTTCACCCCACCCGGCGGAGCCGACGAGGGTCTGGCGATCCTGCAACGCGGGGAGAAGGTGACACCGCGCGGAGATTCGGAGATGATGCATATCACTCTCATGCTTTCTAACGGTCGGGTGCTGCTCGATGAGATCCGGCAAATAGATCGACAGTGGGCGCCGGCGTGAGCCTCACCATCGGGCGCGCTGTTCTCGACGGGCCGATGTCCTGGCAACAGTCAGGAGACCAGGTGTCGGTATCGGGGGTGATGGACGAGACGACGGTGTACCCACTGATCGCCCTACGCCAGCAACTCCTCGGGCACGCCAACAACCGAGACGAGCCAGTAGTGCCGGTGATCGCGTCGTATGACGCGCGGATCGACGGTTTCTACCGGGTGCGCGATGCGTCAGTGAACATCGACCAAGGAGGCCACGCCCTGTTCCACTATTCGTGGGCTGCCAGCCTCGAGCGGGTATCTGACTTTGCAGCTCCGTTGATCGAATCTCGGTTGCTCGCCCCCGCCGCGATCAGGGACCACGATCATTCGATCCCTAATTCGCGGTTCTACCACGCCCTGCCCGCGGCTGTGCTGCACCGTAGCAACGCTCTCACTCTTACCAACATGGTGTCGGAGGAGGGGAACATCGAGGTCAACTGGATCGCGTCAGACAGTGCGGTTGCGGGGACCGAACAGTTCGCGGATGGCAAAGAGACGTATACGCTTCTTCCCGCGGATTGGTATATTGGTGCCAGCCGAATCGAATTGGACTATGCAGATGATGGGACTTTCCGCCAGGTGGTCGGCCGTCAGATCCAAAACTTGCCCGGAGAGCAACGCTGGCGACTGTCGAATGGGATCATCCGAGTCACCCTGGAGGATGCTTCTGATCTGATCCTGGGCGTCTCCCGTTGGACGGGCGCTGCCTGGTCAACCCCGACTGAGTTTTATCTGGGGAGTTCCACTCCGGCCGATCCGTGGGACGCGCCGAGTTCTATGGCAGCACTCCGTAACAGCCCCGACAGGGTGGTAGCCCGATTCGGCCCAGTCGGGACTGGTCTTACACCGGCTCATGTGGATATCACGTTGATTCGTGGGATGCCGTGGATCGAAATCAAGTTCGGTTCCGCCACTGGCAACGTTGCCCTAAACTCCACCGACTACGGGGCCGGCCGAACCACCACCTCCGCGGCTGCTGTGTTCACTGTGACCGGGACCGAAGCCAATCTCAACGTCGCCGGGATCAAGGCCAACGCCGCGGACGGCGACGGATTCAAATGGGTCGTGGCGACGGTCCGTACCATTGACACGACCGAACTTACAGAGGGCTATATCGATGCCGATGTGGACACTTCAGCGGATGGACAGCCGATTTTCATGCTTGGCCTGTCGACCGATACGGGAACCGCGGACCATCCGACCAGGCCGGAAGGCAACGTCCTCCAGTTCCTCGCCGCACAGTCCGAGACGATCCGTGTGGTGGAACGGTGAGTGTTACTGAGCAGGTGATGGGTTGGGGTTCCTGGTCGATCACGTTGAAGGGCGAACCAGACGATACGACTCCCGGTTCGATCTGGGAGATCCTCGACCCTGCAACGAACGCTTACGGGCATGTTCTGATCACCCCCGTCCGTGTCGACCCCGAAGCGGTCGGGGATGCGGGTCTGCTCAGCGTGGCAAAATACGCGGGTATCTATCGGGGCAACAGCTCCCGGAATCAGATCGGCGGGATCGGGCTGGTCGGCTGGCTCGGAGACGAAGACGACAAGGGGGATATCGCGGAAACGGCCAAGACCGGCGGGGCGGGGTCGTTCGCCAACTGGATAGACAACGTGATCCCCGACGCGCTCACTGTCGGCACGGTCACCGCGATTGCAGGGACGCTCACCGAGTCGATGCAGTACATGAGCCCGCGAGCGATGCTGGCGCGGGTCATGGACTACTTCGGGGGAGTGTACCGGGTCAACCCTGACTTCACCTTGGACGCAGGGACAGAAGCAAACCTGTTCGACACGACTCCGACCGTGCTGTTGAAGTACAATGCTTCCGGTCCTGACGGGTTGATACGGGGGATCAGAGCTTCGAAGATCGACTTGAGCCGAGACCTCGAGGATTACACGACCAGGGTGGTCATGCTCGCCGAAGGGTCAGGGAGCGCGGTCGCGATCGGCGCGGCGAACCTGTCTCCGGCCACTTCGTTCGTAGACGGCCTCGGCAACGCGGTTGTGTTCAAACGGCTGATCAACGCGCCCGACGTTTCGTCGGGCAATGCGAACACGCTCGCCGCGGCTCAGCTCGGGAGGTTCAACGATCTCCGCAAGTCCTACTCCCTGTCGACATCGGAGTGGGGTGTCATCTTCGGCGAGTGAAACGGCTCGAACCCGGCGATTACATCTGGGTGTACGACCCCCGCCCTGACGCCGCCCTATATGACGTAGCGAACGAGATCACCTTCCACGGTGAAACTCTCATGCCAATGTCGATGAGATTGGAGGCGATCACCTGGCCGGTGCAGGAGGGGATGGGCGTCTACTTCCGTTATTGGGATGGGGCTGCGTTCACGACGGTCGACCTGTCGAACCATGTGGTCTACGAGACCGGGGAATCAACGCTCGACGTGGGAGCCGCCCAACGGAGGCTAACTACCGACCCGACACCTGCCCAGACTCAAGCCCGGATCACACCCGGCGGAGACCAACAGGAATCAGACTCAGGTAACCGCACCTTCACTAATACCGGGTTCCTCGATTTGGATGCCTTGACGGGTGGGGCGGGCACGCTGCCAGCCGTGGCAGTCACGGTCACAACCGGTACACGAGTCAAAGTGACGATCACGGCCAACATTTCCAATGCGACCCTCGGAGCGGTCACAGCCGTCGGCTACCGCATTTCAGGTACGACTACCGCTGCAGCAGCCGACGGGTTCACTCTCTTCTACGAGTCGGGCGCCGCCAACGATCAGATCCAAGCCTCGTGGTCGAGCGTCCGAGCCGTTACCGCAGGATCAAACACCTTCGAACTACAGGCAAGGGTGACTGCCGGAACGGGTTTCTTGCAGCGTCCAGAGATCATCGTCGAACCTTTCACCTAGAGACCAGACCAGGAATGGTACCGCTCTAACATGACCCAAACCGCCGGGGAATAGAAAGGTACAGATGACGGTGCCGGAACACCCACATCCCGAACTTGAAGAACACATCGAAGAATTGGCGACCGCGGTCTTGGGGCCGCTCAAGTCCGACTTCGCCGGTGGAGGCCGCTACTCCAGCGACGGCTTGGTGCATAAGGTCGACCAGATCATCGATTCGGGCATCAGGATCCGTTTGCCCTGGCAGCTTTGGGCGGCGATCATCACCGCGGTTGGTGGGTTGACCGTGCAACTGATCGCGACCTTCTGGGGATCCGGGTGAACATCGTCTCCCGGGCCGAGTGGGGAGCCCGTCCACCCAAGTCCACGCCGCGGGTGATCGCCATTCCAACCCCCGAGCTCTGGCTGCACCATTCCGCTTCGCCTACTGGATACGAAGCTCGAGTCCGAGCAATCCAAACCTTCCACATGGGCACTCGAGGATGGAACGACATCGCCTACTCGTTCCTGGTCAACCATGAGGGCACCATCTATGAAGGGCGCGGAGTGGGGATAGCGGGCGGGCACACCGCGGGGCACAACACGATCTCTCATGCTGTCTGTCTGCTGGGCAACTTCGAGGTCGACCGTCCCACCGAGGCCGCGGTCGCGTCCCTGGTAGAACTTGGAAGGCACGGGCACGCTGAGGGCTGGTGGAGAGAAGGTTTCACCGGAGGTCACCGCGACGCCTCGGGCGCGTCGACGTCGTGTCCCGGCAAGTTTCTGTACACACAACTCGCAACCGTCAACGCAGCTATCCAGAAGAAAGAGGCAGTAGACATGTACGCACCATGCAAGCAAGGCGACAAGGGTGTCCACGTCGAAGCGTGGCAACGGGTGATACAACGGATCTCGGGCTTCGCTCCGGCAGCGTGGGGGACGTTCGGCGCCGACACCACCACCGAGCTTCAACGGCTGACCGGACCCGGTGACAACATCGGACCCTCCGAGGGCGCGGTCCTGCTCGACCTGTTGGGCGCCTCCGACGCTGGAGGGTTGACCGAGGCCCAGGTGAAAGCGCTCATCAATGACACTCAAGTGGTAGCGCGCCTGGAGGCGTGATTGGCCCGATCCTGGGCGTTCCTACGGGTACCATTCGGGCGGCATGAACTGAAACCACCAAAGGGAGAGACCATGCTCGACAAGATCCGTGGAAGCTGGAAGGCCATCGTCGCCCTGCTCATTCCGATTGCGTTCGGAGCGGCTAGCGAGATGTTCGACGTGCTCGGAGATTGGGCCGCGGAGAACGGTGGAGTGTGGGCCGGCGTCGCCTCCGGTGTGCTTACTTCGATCGCTGTCTGGTTGAAGGCCAACCGCCCCACTTGACATTTGGCTCGATCGGTCGCAATATGCGACTATGCACGAAGACGAATGGACCGAAGAAGTCGAGACCACCGAGACGGAAGCCTCGCTCACTGTTGAGCTTGTTTCACGGCCGCTAGGCCAGCGAGAGTTCTGGTGGACCGTGTGTGCGGTCGTCGCTGGGAACGCCATCTACAACATCCTCGGCAGCGTAAATGATCTGATCCGCGAGTTGTTCTCATGAGGAGCGAGCTTGTTGTAGTAAGTCTGATGAGCCAGGGGCGTTTCGTGGGGACTCCGCGTTTGGTTGAGATGAAGCGCGGGTGGCGGCGCAGATGGACCAATACCACCGGCGTCGACTTCTCCGATATACCGGAGGGGTTCTACCCCGACCTTGAGGTCTTCATCATTTCCGATGCCGGGGCAATGTCGGCGAGAGTTCTCTGATGCACGACCGAGACTCCCTGACTGTCCAACTGATCGGCGGTAGAGACCTCCTGCCAGCAACATTCTTCCAGGCAGTTCTCATGGCCGAGGACAGGATCTGGACATCGCCACCATATCTATCCCGCCAGGACGCTCAGACCACCGTCGACTACCTGGCCCACGCCATCGCCTACGGGGAGTGCACCGAATGTCAGGGTGAGCCCTACCTGCTCTCCGACATCTACCCGAATGGCTCTGAGCCTGAACTGGTGTGGTTGTGCCGGGAGCATTTCGACTTCGAGACGTCCCTGGCCGAGGCTGACCGATGAACGAGAGCCAGGAGCCGGAACGGGCGGAGCTGCCAACAGCTCCCGACTCTCGAGAGGGAGGGTAACCACCATGTTTGGGATCCATGATGCTTTAGACCATTGGAAGGCGCCGATCTACCGTCATCCGCTCGACCAGTATCCGATCGTATGGGCCGGCCACTTCTCCGGTTCAGTCTCGCTCGGGTCGTTCGGTGTCGGCGTGCTGCCCGAGGGCGACGTGTCGAAGGTGGTTCATACGGTGGCGTTCCCGTTCGCTCTCTCTCCCACTGTGGAGGCGACCTACGTGGTCATAGACGAGGAAGCGGTGTTCGGTCCCAAACGTCGCAAGCTGCTCGTAGGGAGGCTCCTGGCGCTTTCATCGGGGGTCCTGGTGACTCATTGGGAGGTCAGGTTTGGCATAACCGACGATGGAGGGATCTATCTGGGACGACCGGTCCAGGAGATGCCACGGCGGGAGTTGACTGCGACGTTCACCGAGCTGATGAACCAGCGTCTCGCCCTGGCGGATTCGCCTGGCTTCGGGGAGGCGTGGACTCAGAGCATGGCCCGGATGAGGGAGTGGCCTGCACCATGAAGCTCGCACGCAGCAAAGACGGAGCGGTCGTCCATCTGGCTTCATGTCGGCACGCTCGTATCCCTTGGAACTGGGCTGACGACAAGCCGTGGTGGGCGGTGGCTGAGGTCATAGATAGGACGCCCTGGCTTCGGTGGTGTCAGATCTGCGTCCCGGTTCATGAGGCCGACGAATGAGAGGCGTGACGGTTAAGGAAGTGTCACAACGTCTCGGTATAACTGAGGCTGCACTCCGAAAGCGGGTAGAGCGGGGCACCTTCCCTAAGCCGGATATGCGGTATGGCTGGGAGCTGGTGTGGAACGAGAAGACGATCGACAAATGGCAAAGGAGCAACAAGTGAGCGAGATAGTTAAGGGGTCGCCTACCCAGACATCGAGAAACGGCACTATGTCTAGGCAGTTCGACTCACTTGTAGAAGTGGCAGCGCAAGAGCCAGGGGGATGGTTTTCCATGCCTATACCGGATGGCATTACAGCGAACACTGCCTCCACACTGGCTCGTAACGCTGTCAGTCGAAAGTTCGCATCGATCTCAATCAGCAAGGGGCGGGTGTGGGTGAATATCACATTATGAGCGACCTGACTCGCCTAGAGATCGCGGCCGCGGGCCTGGAATCTCTCCCCACCGACGAGGAGACCGCCGACTACCTGGGACGCCTCGACAAGGTGATTCGCACCCTCCAGGGTCATCGGAAGGGCATCGTCGATGAGTTGACCGGTCCGGTGTCAGGCAAGGAGTACCGGGTGGTGCAACGCAACAAGGGGACCCGGTCTTACAACACTCGGGCCCTGCTCCGTGACTTCGCCCGGGCCGGAGTCGAAGTGAGCGGGCTGATCGCTGCGCGGGCCTTGTCCTATGAGTGGCATTGGAGCGAACTGCATCGCACCGCGTTGAAGGCTGACATCGGGTTGAGGATCGCCGGCCATGAACTAGTCGACGGTGACGAGGCGGATCATGTGGGTGAGGTCTGGCAGTCTTACTACGTAGTGGAGGCGGTGAAGGAATGACTCTCCGAGAGCTAAAGACCTTGGGGTATGAGATCGGGTTCAGGGCGTTGCTTCACGTCCAGACCCGTAAGAGGGACCTGCGATGGTTCCGGGGATTGCAATGGCGTCTATAGACCTGTCCGATTACATCCCGGTAGCCGAGCGCATCGCAGCCTTCAAGAATGACCATCCCGAAGGACGACTGCAGTCCGAGGTGGTGGACACCGGGCACGCTGATTACATCGCGGTGAAAGCCTACGCCTACCGCTCCCCCGAAGATCCGATGCCGGGGGTCGGGTTGGCGTGGGAGCGCGTGCCGGGGCCGACGCCATTCACTAAGGACTCTGAGTTGCAGAACGCCGAGACCGCCGCGTGGGGTAGAGCGCTTGTCGCTGCGCTTGTCGCTGACACCTCGCGGGGGATTGCATCGAGAGACGAGGTAGCTCAGCACAGCGAGGCGCCGACCGAATCCGAGGCTGATCGTGCCTTTCGATGGGTGGGCGAGGAATCTCAGGTGTTCAAGGAGTGGAGCAAGGCCGAGCGCACCAAGGCGTACAAGACGGCAATGGAGATGCTGGCCTACGACGGGCTCTCCACGATGGTCGAGGCGCAGAACATCTTCGAGCACATGCGCAACGCTTACGAGACGCGATGAGCGCGCGCTGTGTTGTGTGCGGACGCTTCGACGGTTCTCACTGTGACGAGTGTCACCGAACCCACGACCGGCTGTGGGGTGAGTGGGATGCACGACACCAGAACCAAGCGTGGCTCGGTGCGCGAGACAAGAAGGGCAGGTTCGTCGCTTATGAGAAGTAAGAACCCCCCCGGGAAACGCTCCGAGGGGGTCCTTGAGTTCGTACCCTGCGAGGAGGTACAGTTGTGTCATGGCATTGACGAGATTCATCTTACACCGTTAACCGGGCCTCGCGCATCCTTTCACAAAGTCCTGCCGTCACCGCTAGTGGTGAGGTACGGAGGAAACGCAGAGGCCCCATTCGGCCGACAGGCTTTCGCCCAGGATTCGACGCTCGGTGACTCAGACAAGGGCTCAATTTCCGCGAGGGGTGAGCTATGCCCCAACGTCAACCCGAGGATCAAGAGTTCCGGCTGCGCTGCGCTTGCCGGTGGTTCCGATGGAGGCGAGATGAAAGACGACAGGAATCCCTCAAGGTCCCACTCGATTCAACCGATAACAACAAAGCAACGAACCAAGGAGCAACAATGAGAAGGATCCTAAGCATCACGACACTGGCAATCATGCTGGTGCTGATAGCTCTCCCCGCGGTAGCAACCGGGAAGCACAACAAGCCGGAAGTGTCATCGACGTGCGACACGCTGACCATCACCGCGGACAAGAAGACGGAGTGGACGGCCTACATCGGCGACGGTGACGTGACAATGAAGGGCTCGTACACCTTTTCACATGGACAGCCCGGCCAGTATTGGGCGGTCGTGTACAAGGACAAGGTGATAGCCGACGGCCAGTTCTATGACTGCAACCCGACTACCACCACTACACCAGAAGAGACGACCACGACCCTACCGGGGACTACCACGGTCCCGTTCGAGACGATTCAGGTATGCCGCGATGGAGGGCTCATCTTCATCGATCCCATGGAGCGGCTCGAGTCCGACATCGATGAGTGCGAGATTCCCGAAGAGACGACCACCACTCAGCCCGAGACCACGACCACCGAGGCGACGGTCGCGCCGACCACAACGGCGCCGGTAGTCACCACGACTCCGACTGAAGCGAAGGTTCTGCCGTTCACTGGCATCAGCGACTACCTGCCCATCCTGGCCGGTGGTCTGGTCATGTTGGGTGCTCTTCTCCTCTCATTCATGGGCCGAAACAAGGAGGTGGGCGACCGATGAAAGGCGCGAGGTGCAGCCTGGTCTAGCTGCAAACGTTGGGCGTGGGGAAGCGCCCGACATCGTAGGGGTGGCTATCACGTCACCCCTACGAGTCATCGAATCTCTCGACCGGATGCTCACCGCGGCAGACAAAGCCGAGAAACGTCAGATCACCGAAGAGAGAGCCCGAGCCAAACGTCTCCCATCAGGAATGAAACGATGTGCACGATGCCAGAAGATCAAACCCCTCGACTCGTTCTACCGTCACCATCGAAGCAAGGACGGCCGGGTGGGACGATGCAAGTTATGTTTTGGAGGAGCCATGTCAGGCCCTAAACGAGTCCACCTACTCCAAACCACCGACTCGACGAGATGCGGTCGGAACCCAGGACCGGTGAAGACCACGATCGACGAGTCCAAGGTGACGTGTATGCATTGTCTCGGAGGTCGGGGAGCGAAGAAGTACGGCATGACCGGCAAGACGGTATGCGGACGTTGTGGCCGGCCGATCCGGGATCACGGAGTAAACGAGTACTGCATATGAGGAGGAATGAAGTGGCTATCGAAACCTACGTAGACCGAGCACGTCGGCTGAAGCTGGATCCGACCAAGACATGCATAGCGTGTGGGTCCGCTGACGTTGCTAAGCAACTTCTGTCTGGTCACAAGTTCTGTGATCACCACGTTGATTGGGAACAAGCCGCCGAGATCAAATGCTCGGCTTGTGGGCATAGGATCGGGCTTGTCTGCAGCGCTGGCATATGAGATCCGTCTGTGCGATCTGCGATAAGCCTGGCGTGCTGGTGACTCTCCGCGAGTTCCTGATGCATGAGAAGTGCGCGCCCTCGCACTGGCTGGCCGATGAGCAAGATCGAGCCGAGTTCATGAGTCAAGTCCGCGAGGCAGCCAAGACCCGCCGGGATCAGTGGAGTAAGTGGACATGACCGCACGTTTTATCGTCGGCGACGTCATGGATGGGCTCGCCTCTCTCGAGGACGGCAGCGTGGATCTGGTTGTCACTTCTCCCCCATTCCTAGCTTTGAGGTCGTACCTGCCCGCCGACCATCCAGACAAAGCCAAGGAGATCGGGTCGGAGGCGACCCCGGCCGAGTTCATCGACGTGCTGCTCAAGGTTACGGAGAAGTTGCGTCGGGTGTTGGCTCCGCATGGGTCGATCTGCGTGGAACTAGGCGACACCTACGCCGGGTCGGGCGGTGGGGGCGGCGACTATC